ATGTGATGCATAATAAATAGCATCTAATTTATTTTGTTTATGTTTATTTGATACAATTATATCACTATATTTATCCATTATTTTTAATTTATGTTTGGGTGATACATAAATAGTCTCAATATCTAAATTTAAATGTTTTCCAACTAATTTAAAATATGTATTTATACAAGTTTGAATTGTTCGCATTATAGAAGTCATTTGACATTCAATTAATATTATCAATTTATCATTTGTATTTTCAAGATTTAATTTAATCATCAAATCATCTAAAAATTCAATTGTATTATCAATTATATTCTGAATATTGTTATTACTGCAATTTAAATCAATTTTATCAATTGCTTTTATTATTAAGTCATTTTCATTTTCATTATCATTATCATTATCATTATCATTATCATTGATAATAGCAAAACAATATGCCATATTTTTAATGCCAATATCAAAAGATAATAATTGTTTCATAATAATATATATAATATATGAAAACTTTATTTATATTTAGAAGAGATTTGCGAACATATGATAATACTGCATTAAATATGGTTAAAAATAAATATCCAAAATCAGAAATATTACCTATATTTATATTTAACAAAAAACAAATAGATGAAAAAGAAAATAAATATTATTCTAAAAATGCAGCACAGTTTTTATTTGAAAGTTTAGAAGAATTAGATTTCATGAATTATTATTATACAGATAATGAATTATCTATTTTAGATGATTTATATAAAAAATTTAAGTTTGATGTTATTTCTTATAATAAAGATTATACACCATACGCAAAAAAAAGAGATAATGATATTAATTTATGGGCTACAAATAAAAAAATAGAAATTATTGCAGCAGAAGATTATACTTTACATAATATGGGAGAAATAACAAAAGATAATAAAGAACCTTATTTAAAATTTACACCATTTTATAAAAAAAGTATTTTAAAAAAACCAAGATCATTAATAACTAATAAAACTTTTAATTTTATTAAAGATGATAAATCATTATCATTATCATCTCTTAATTCTATACGACCAACTGCAAATAAATTTATATTAGTTAATGGAGGTAGAAAAAATGCATTAGTTATATTAGAAAAACTTAAATCAGGTAAATTTAATAATTATGATAATGAAAGAGATTATCCATTTTTAGATAAAACTACTAAATTAAGTGCATATATTAAATTTGGCTGTTTAAGTATTAGAGAAATATATTATACATTACCTATAACACATGGAATAATTAGAGAATTATATTGGCATGATTTTTATGCAATAATAACAAATTATTTTCCATATGTTTTAAATGGACAATCTTTTATTAAAAAATATCAAAATATTAAATGGAATAATAATAATGATTTATTAGAAAAATGGAAAAATGGATTAACTGGTTTTCCGTTAATAGATGCTGCAATGAGACAATTAAAAATATGTGGATGGATGCATAATAGATGTCGTATGGTTGTTGCATCATTCTTAGTTAAAAATTTATTAATTGATTGGAGAAAAGGTGAAGAACATTTTGCAAAATCATTAGTTGATTATGACCCATCTTCAAATAATGGTGGATGGCAATGGTGTGCATCAACTGGAACAGATAGCCAACCTTATTTTAGAATATTTTCACCAACATTGCAAATGAAAAAATTTGATAAAGATTGTGAATATATTAAAAAATGGGTACCTGAACTTAAAAATATATCAAATAAAATAATTTTAAATTGGGAAACAAAACAATATCCAAATATTAATTATCCTAAACCTATTATTGATACAAAAGAAACATCTAAATTATTTATAAAAACATTTAAGGAGATTTAAAAAATGATTTATAAATGTTAGATTATATATAACTAAAATGACTTCATACAATCACGAAAACAATATTAAAGTTGTTAAAGATATTTTGACAAAAAAAATAAATATTCCTAAACCTATTTTAAAATGGGTTGGAGGTAAAACACAAATAATGGATAAACTTATTATGAATTTTCCAGTTGAAATTAATAATTATCGTGAAATATTTTTAGGAGGTGGTAGTGTTTTATTAACTATATTATCTTATATTAAAAACGGGATTATAAAAATTGAAGGTAATATATATGCATATGATTTAAATGAACCATTAATTTATCTTTATAAAAATATTCAAATGTATCATAATGAATTATATGATATTTTGCAAACTATTATTAAAGATTTTAATGAATGTGGTGATGGTCAAATAAATAGAAAGTCAATAAATATAACAGAAGCAAAAATTGCAAAAGAAAATTATTATTATTGGATAAGAAATGAATATAATAAATTAATTGATAAAAAAAGTATATTATGTTCTGCAATGTTTATATTTTTAAATAAAACTTGTTTTAGAGGTGTATTTAGAGTTGGTCCAAATGGATTTAATGTTCCATTCGGACATTATAAAAATCCCGAGATTATAAATAAAGAACATTTAGAAGAAATACATCATTTAATTCAAAATGTAATATTTGAATGTTGTGATTTTAATACATCATTAACATTTGCAGAACCAAATGATTTTATATATTTAGACCCACCATATGCACCTGAATCAGAAACTTCATTTGTTGGATATACTGAAAATGGATTTAAAATAGAAAATCATATAAATTTATTTAATTTAATACATAATTTAACTGAATCAAATAAAAAAATAATGTTAAGTAATGCAGATGTAAGTTTAGTTAATGAAAACTTTACAAATGAAAAATATAATATATCATCAATTTTATGTAAAAGAGCAATTAATTCTAAAAATCCAGAATCAAAAACAAAAGAAGTTATTATAAAGAATTATTAATCCACATATCAAATGTTTCAAAATAATTTTCATCATCACCAAATAATACTTTAATATTATTTTCATTTAATATTGTATTTAATATTGTATATTTTGGATATTTTGACATAAGTTTATTTTGTAAAAATTTACTTACACAAAATCCATAAAATACCTCAAAATCTTCACCCAATACTAATTCATATTCTCGTTTTAGTGATGGTCCAGACCATAATTTAGTTTCTACCGAACCTTCAACATGTTGTTCTTTTTTTTCTAATATATATATTACTTTTTTACCTGATTTATATTCAATTATAAATGCCTCATCAGGACATCTAAATAAATCAATATTATATTTATTTTTCATATATATTTTTAGTCCATGTTGTAATACAAATATAATTGTTTTATCTTCATAAGTTTTTGATAAATAATCATATGATTTTTTTGAGTTTATTTTTAAACTATTAATAATATATCCATTTTCTAATAAACGTGATTGATTATTAGTCTTTTCTTCAAATTTTTTACCATGATAATTTGTTTTTGCACCACCTGCTCCTGTGTCTTTATTCAACAATTTACTCATTTATTAGTTATAAAAGTTATAAATGTTATATTCAATTTTTTTTAAAATTTCTCTAAAATAGTTAATCCATTATTATTTTCATATTTTTCTTTAATTTTCCAATTTGGATTTATTAATAAAAATTCATTTATAGCAGGTATTAATCCTTTTATAATTTCATCTTCTGGAATATTATTATCAATTGATTGCTGTTTAGCATCCCATGTCATTCTTACTGTTTCGCCATTAATAGCATCTATTGTTGTATCATGCATTATTATATATTTATTTGTAATTTTACTAAATTTATTTAATTCTCGTTTTAATTGTCCATATACATGCCATGTATCAATAAATACTAAATCAAAATTTTTATTAGTAATATCTAAATCTAAATCATTACACCATTCATATTCAATCAATAATTCGGTGTTATTAGTGTATTCAATTATTTCACTTATATCACAATAAGTGATATCATTTAAAAATAAAAGTTTTTTATTATTATTATTATTATTATTTAAAAGTCCATTAGCAAATGCCCATGAACTAATACAACCTCTTACACCTAATTCTAAAATTGAGTCACATTCATTTGCATATTTTGATAATGTAGGCAAATGTTCATTAATATCACTTTTTTTATTTACTAATTCATTATATTTTTTATTAATAAATAATAATTTATTTTCCATTTTTTAATATCTGTAAATATTA